ACTAATCCTGTTAGTAGAGCACAATACTTACAGCAATGGCAAGCTAGGGTGGACGTCGTGTATAGCAAAGATAACATGAATAAATTAAAAGCTATTTACGGGGAGGATTATACTATAGCACTTGCTGACATGCTACACAGGATGAAAACCGGTAGAAATAGACCGTCTGGTGCAAATAAATTAACTAATCAATATTTAAACTGGGTTAATAATTCTGTAGGAACTATTATGTTCTTTAACACTAGATCAGCATTACTACAAACAATTTCATCTGTAAACTATTTAAATTGGTCAGATAATAATGCTTTAAGGGTTGCTAAAACTTTTGCTAATCAACCACAATTTTGGAAAGACTTTAGTGAAATATTTAATTCTGATTTTTTAAAGTCAAGAAGAGGCGGATTAAAAACAGATGTTAATGCTGATGAAATTGCAAGAACTGCACAAACTTCTAAAAATAAATTTAAAGCAGGACTATCTTATTTACTTAAAAAAGGTTTTATACCTACACAATATGCTGATAGTTTTGCAATATCTTTTGGGGGTGCTACATTTTATAGGAATAGAACAGAATCTTTAATGAAAGAAGGGCTTAGTGAAAAAGCAGCTAAAGAACAAGCATTTCTTGATTTTAAAGAAATAACAGAAGAGTCTCAGCAGTCTTCAAGACCTGATAGAGTTTCTATGCAACAAGCAAGTCCTTTAGGGCGTCTTATATTATCTTTTGCTAATACACCTATGCAATATACTAGACTAACTAAAAAAGCCGCTTTAGATTTAATTAATGGCCGTGGAGATTGGAAAACTAATGTATCTAAACTTGCTTATTATGGAGCTGTTCAAAATATAATATTTACCGCGCTGCAAAGTGCTTTATTTGCATTGGCTTTTTCTGATGAAGAAGATGAGAAAGAAAAAGCAAGATATGTTAGAATAGCAAACGGTACTTTTGATACTTTATTAAGAGGATCTGGTGTTCATGGTGCTGCTGTAGCGGCAGCTAAAAATATTGTATTAGAAACTATAAAACAAGCGGAAGGTAGAAAAGAATTTGATAAAGCTGCTTTAGAAATAACATCTTTATCTCCTCCTATTGATTCTAAAATAAGTAAATTAATGTCTGCGGGTAGATCATTTAAATTTAAACAAGAAAGAGAAAAAATGATAAATATGCCTATATATGATATTAATAATCCTGCATTAATGTCAGGAGCACAAGTATTATCTGTAGGTATAAATTTACCGCTTGATAGAGCACTTAGAAAAGCTCAAAATTTAAAACTGTCTGTAGATAAAGATACGGAACTGTGGCAATCAATTGCACTTGCTTTAGGTTATAGTAAGTGGGATTTAAATATGAAAGACAGTTATAAAAAAAGTAAAACTAAAACAAAAAAACCTTCACGTGTTGATTTAGTAAATGCACCGTTAAAGAAAATAGAAAATTTACCAAATGGAGTATTAGGTAAAGCACATAAAGACGGTACAATACAAATCAAAAAAGGATTATCTGCAAAAAAAAGAGCAGAAGTAGTTAAGCATGAAAAACAACATGTTAAAGACATGAATTCTGGGCGTTTAAATTATGACCAATCTTATGTATATTGGGAAGGTAAAAAATATCCTAGAACTAACGGTAAAAAAATAATTTATAACGGTAAGGCCTTGCCTGAAGGCCATAGATCTTTTCCTTGGGAAAAATCTGCTAATAATGTAAAAGTATAACTATGAGAAATAACCCATTACCATTTTTAAGTTCTTTCAATAGATTTAAAGATGAATCTGATGAATCTAAGGTTTTAAAAGAAAAAAGAACAGCTGATGTCATTAAAGAAGAAGGATTTAAATCTGCTAAAACTAAAAAGCAAGAAAGAAAAAAAGAGTATCAAGAAAAACTTGATGCAGCTAAAAAAAAATCTAGAGGCTTTAATGAAGGAGTTTTAGACGAGCAATCTGATGAAAAAAAGCAGGCTCGTTATGAAAGACAAGCAGTAAGGAAAGAAGAAAAAGAAAAAAGAAAATCCGACAGAAGAGATTCATGGGCGGATAAACAGGTTTTAAAAGGTAAATATGCAAGTGCTGAAGAAGCTAAAAAAAGATTTGATACTTTACAAGATATAACTGTTAAAAGTGAAAATAAGGTTAAAGAAATAGTGGGCCCTGCAGGAAAAATTGCTTTTAATGATTCTTCAGAACAAGAAGATGAAAAAGTAATAGATGAATTAGATTACGGAACATTATCTAATAATTTTATGATTAAAAATGTAGGCGGTATTGAAAAGGGGTAAAATAAAAAAAGGGGCTTTGCGGCCCCTTTAATTGTTTAAAATATTAATCCTATTAGTATACCTACTATAGGTCCTAATATCGCCCATGCTTCTAAAAACTTTATTCTCTTAAGTTCCTTAGCAGAAAAAACATTATCAGAAGTATCGAGAATAACATCACCTGCTTTCTTTTTTAATTGTTCTTCTAATTCTTTAATTTTTGCTTTAGCATCTGAAAAAGTAAATCTTTTTGCCATAATATTAAATTTAAGTTAACCATCGCAGCTTAAACAGTTAGGATCCATAGCTGCTGCGGCTATATCTCCTCTCAACACGGATTCAGTCCTCATATAATAAAGGGTTTTAATCCCGCGTTTCCATGCTTCAACATGCACCTGATTAATCCATCTAGGGGTTGCCTCGGATGGAAATGCCAAGTTAAGTGAAACAGATTGATCTATGTAATCCTGCCTTATACCGGCTTGCCTTACAAGTTCAAGTTGATTTATTTCTTTAAAAGTTTTAAATACATTTTTTATTGGTTCTCCTTGTTCTTGGTTTAGTCGTCCTCTTTCATCGTAAAACCATCCATCGAGTTCTTTAAGTCCTTGAACGGATCCACCATCTTCCAAAATTTTATCCCAAGTTTCTTTATAGTCAATACCAATTTTTCTAAGTGCTTTTTTAAGTTCATTATTTTTTCTTATAAATGTTCCTTTAGCTGATTGTTCTGTAAATACATTTGCTGCCCATGGTTCAATGCCAGCTGATGTATTACCCGCTAACTTACTATTAGATACAGTAGGTGCTATTGCTCTTAAATGAGTATTACGCATACCAGTACCCACACACCACAAAGGCTCACCATATGTTTCTGCAAGAGCTCTTGAAGCACGTTCGGTTTCAATTTTTATTTTTGAAAATATCTCTCGCGTTTTGAATTGTGCTAATAAACTTTCTAAAGATATTCCGCTTTTTTGCAACAGGCTGTGCCATCCAAGGACACCAAGTCCAAGAGCCCTGCCTTTTTCCGCACTGCGAACAGAGCATTCGAATCCCTTCATATTCTTTGCCCTCTGAATAAATTCTTCGAGCACACCGTCCAGGAACCAAGTCGCGTCGTATATTAAATTCGTATTCTTCCATTCATTATATTTATCTAGATTTACAGATGACAGACAGCAAACAAAACTGTGTGATTCATCTGTATGTAATACAATTTCACTACATATGTTAGTCATATGTACCTTTAAACTATTTTTCTTATATGCTTCTGGATTGTTTTTGTTTGTATTCCCTTTAAATAAGATATATGGTTCTCCAGTTGCTTTACGTTTTTGGATGAGTTTGGACCACTTATTCCTTGCTTCTGGATTTCCTTGTTCAAGCTTTCGCATAAACTTATCGCCAACGACAGCACACTGATGTAAGTTAAGAGATTGCCTGTTGACATCGCCTTTGGGTTCTCTAATTTCCAACCATTCGAGGAAGTCATTGTGTTCAATATTGATATTAACGCTAGCAGCTCCTCTTCTAACTGAACCTTGATTGGTTGCGAGTATAGTTGAGTCGTAGATTTTGCAAAAAGGGACAACGCCATCTGATGTTCCATTACCTGTAATTTTAGATCCGGCAGGTCTAATCATATTAACTCCAATGCCAACTCCCCCCCCGTGTTTTGCGAGCAGCATCATTTCTAAATTCTTATTACCTATTTCCATTATACTATCTCCTACATCAATACCAAAACAACTTATTGGTAAACCTCTATCGGTTCCTGTATTAGACAGTACGGGTGAAGCTAAACAAAGCCACCCTTTCCATATATAATCAAAAAACCTATCAGCCATTTCAGGCTTATAGAGTCTTTTAGCTACAGTCTTAGCAACTCTAGTATAAGCATCACGAGGAGATTCTCCATTAACAAGATAACCTCCTGAAATAGTTTTTTTGTAAACATCAGTGTCTCCCCAATTAGGGTAGTCTTTACCTTTTATCCATTCATTATTCCACATACTATAATAATATATAAATTATATAACCTATTACTAAATTAATATTTATTACAACTAAGTTCCACTGTTTTGCAATCCATACTTGAGGAGTTAATAACAATCCTCCTAGTATATATGTTATAGCACCTATATTGCCATAATTTAATATATAAGGTGATAACATTATAAAAGCAGATCCCATGTAACCTAATCTATTTGATAATCTTTCTTTTGCCGTTAATCTTCTATCATGTACTAATAATCTTATAAAAGAAGTTTTCCATCGAAATTCACACCGGCTGCATGTTTTTTTACCTGCATGTTTGAAATATTTATTTTCTTTATTTTTTTTACAAACATTGCATAGTCTTTTTAATCGCTTACTTTCTGCCATAGCCATGCTTCCTGTGATCTTGGTCTGCATACAACCATAGTTTCATTACCTATATAATAACAAAGGTTGTAGCTATCTACTGTATCTTTTCTTACAATACGTAATTCTTTATTTACATATTCTATTGTTCCTGTTGATACAGTTATTTTTTTTCTTGTACCAACTTCCACAGTAAATCTATTAAAAGTATCATTTTGAAATATTTTAACAAACTCTCCTTCAGCATTATACCACAGCCCGTATATTTGAGGTGCTTGTGCAAATGTTGTTAAACTAAATAATAATAATAATAATTTCATTTTTTATATATTTTTTTTGATTGTTCTTCTGCTAAAGCTGTTTTAGTATCAAAACTATTGTTTTTTAAATAAGGATAAAAATGTACTTGTTCCCAGTGTTTCCTATATTCTAACCCACCTGGGAATTCTTCTTCACATTGACTACATTTTATTATATTTTTTTTTACCACGGGGTTATTCTATATCCAAAGGGATTAAATATTAAGTTTAATAACCAAAATACAAATATAAAAATAGGTATTTCAATTAAAAGTTGTAGCCATAAAGGCTGTTTTAATTTCCACTTTCTAAATTTATTTTTACTTATTTTTTTTAAAATTTTATTATATATTTTTTTCATAACTACCAAATATCTTGAAAATCTTCTCCTTCGTTAGCCTTCGAGTAATCAGTAGGCCTAACAGCAAAAAAATCAGTATGAGTGTGCCCCCCGGTAAGATGGTAGAACCAGTCAAGATTGCTTGCTGCGATTTCGTCAAATTTAAAGTGTTCCCGTTGGTTGCTGTAGCCGAGCTCAACAATTTTTTCGTTAAGCCTTTTTCTGATAAACTGTTTAAGATCGTAGGCTGACAAGTTTTCAATATCTCCTTGTTCAAACATTTTATCAATATATCTTTCTTCTGCTTCAAGCATTGCTGAGGCAGCTTTAATAATGTGTTCATGAGCATCATTTTGTAATCCTTTAGTTTCTTGGCACATGTGTCTAAATAATTGACATCCCATTTTAGAATGTAATGATTCATCTCTTACAGACCATTTCATTTGTTGTCCTATACCTTTAAGTAAATTACGTAATTGAAAACTATAAAGCACAGCAAATGCTGAGTATAAAGATACACCCTCTGCAAATGCACTAAATACAGCTAAGGACTTACCAATACCTATAGGATCAGTTCCACTATAACTAACAAGGTTATCAAATCTTGCGGCTGTAGCAGGCTCGTGTAAAAATGCTTCAAAGTTTTCAAGTCCTAATGTTTCATTTAAATAAGAATAAGCAACAGCATGTATTGTTTCTTGTGAACCAAACATCATGGCCATTTGCTGTATTTCGTGTTTTGGAAACCATTTAACAACTTTTTGTGTCCAATAATCTGATACAGCACATTCTGTTTGTGCAAATCCTAAAAGAATATTACCAACTAAGTTTTTTTCTTCTGAGGTTAATTTTTCATTCCAATCTTTAATATCACCCTGCATAGGGATTTCAGTATGTAACCAAAATGCTTGTGCTTGTTTTAACCAACCTTCTGTATAATATTCCGGATATTCAAATGGTTTATACGGAATCCTTTGTTTGAATAGACTCATCTTTTTTCTTTTTATATTGTTCTTTTAATTTTTCTAAAGCCTTATCGTAATCAGGTAATTTTTTAACTAATTCCATTGTACCAATACTTAAATCTTTAAGATTAGTCATTTCATTAATTACCCTTGTTAAAGCACTTCCTAGTGCTTCAACTTTATTTTGCATTTCTAATAATTTACTTTCCTTCATCAAAATAAATTTTTAGTGCTTCAATTCTATCATCAGCATCAACTAACATTTGTAATGCTTGTTCTGCATTTTTATAAAAATCATCTGTTGAATGATCTCCTATACCAGCAGCTTTTTCACTTAACAAATCTAAGCTAAGCATTGCTTTTGATTTATCTGCTTTTGCAGATTTTAATAACATATCATATAATTTTAAGTACATCTTTACTAAGTATTATTGGACTCGCGTCCTTGTTGTATTTAATTGTAATAAATTTTTCTTGTTCATTTATAATAACAGGTTTATTTTTAAATAGTCTAGGATAACGTTTCCTAACATATTCTTCTAATGCTTTTTCATTCATAATGCACTACTAAACATAATTCTACAAATGGTAAATAAAAAACATGCTCTGTAAATTTTTCTTCTTGGTAACTTCTTATTCCTATAAGAACACCCGGGTATAACCCTGCACTAAGCTCCCAACCGGTACTTTTCATCTAAATAATATTTTAACATTTTCATGTGCCAATTTATTCGCTCTTTATAATGATCCTTCAGACTGAATTCCATATTTTCTATGCAGTCTAATAATTTCTCCATACTTTATAATTTTCTTATTAAGAAGCTCTTTAATTTCTCTTTGCAAGAGCCTTCTGTTATACATTAATCTCGATTTCTTTTTCTCTGCTGCTTTATCAAATCCACTGTCCTGTCCACTTCTTTCTGATTTTGCGGTTTGTAAAGCGTCTTTCCAATATTGTTTTTCGTGAGCCATAGTTTAAATAATTTCCATCTTATAGGAAAAGACTCGTTGGCTCTTCCTTTACATTCTATTATATAGTCTTTACCAACAAAATCAGGTGTATATTTTATACCTAATATTTTTTTTTGGCCTCTATCAATATATTCACCTTTACCATTAGCTTGTTTTTCATATGATATATTATTAAAATTAAATCCTTTTATAAGTTGAAACGCTTCGTTTTCGTAACCTTCAAATAGCTTTGCTTTTTTTAAAGCCATATAAGTATATCTTTCAAGACCAGATGCAAAATTAATACCATCATAGGATATTTTTTTTGCTTGTACTGGGCCTTTCTTTTTAGATCTTCTTTTTAATCTCATGTAGTATCCTGTGTCCAATAATTAGATTCAGGATAACGACTTATGCTTTTTGAATCACGTATATAACATTCTTCAATTTCATCTCGCAATACGGATCTGGCTTTTTCAATATAATTAACCGCATCCATAAGTTCTTCTTGTAAATGATTAAGCCATGTATCAAGTGTTTGTTCATCTTTATCTAAACCAACACCATATTTTTTATAACCAGCTTCAGAACGTTTTAAAATCTTTTCAATTACACTTCCTATTATTTTATCTTTTCTAGCGCTCATATTTAATTTTTTATAAATGTTCCATTAATCATTTTACCTTTTCTATCGCGTATTTCATTATAAGCATGTTCAATACATTCTTCAATTGCAAGCCCTTCTAAAGCCGCTAAATTAGTAAGTACAACAATCATATCACCAATAGCATCCTTTATTTCATCTTTATTATTTTTTAATAAACCTTCAGCAAGTTCCCCTGCTTCTTCCATTAATTTTATATACTGAGTTTTGCTATCACCTTTTTCTATAATACCTCTTTCATTTGCCCAACTGCGTATGTTATCAAAATTATTTTTTGTTTCATATTTTTGAAAAGCACCAGCTTCAGACATTGCTTTATTGTATGTATAGCAAGTTAATGGGCCATATTGACTTTGATGAACGTTACTTAATACCCAATCAATTTTATCTTGTGAGTCTAATATAAATTTACCATAAGGTGTTTCAATTTCCATATCAGCTAAAAATTTTGCATCAATATTTTTAACAGATACTTTATATGTTGTTGTTGCTTCTGATGAACTATGTTTACTCATATTTTTTTTAAATAAATCTTTATATAATTTTAAGTCTTCTTTGTATCCTAAATCCTTTTGTAAAAGTTTTTCAGCTTTTGAAGCCTCACCTATATCATCTGTTTCATATAAAATTTCATATTCACCCGGTTTAAAACCTTGCTCTTGTTCAACACGCTTTTTAATGTTTGTTGTACAACCAATTTTTTTACCAAGTATATGATATATTTTATATTTACCTTTATTAATTTTTATTTCCATACTATGTATTTAATTTTGCTTTAATTGGTGGATGAGGATTATATCCTGAAATATGCACCATATCTTTTGTTGGTATTCTTAAAAATTCTCCTGCTTCTTCAATAATATTAAGTCCAAAATCGACGCTAACAAAAGGAAGTTTGCGGAAATCACGGGATAACTGTTGTTCCACTTGATTGTAGTGATTATTGTAAACATGACAATCACCAAGGGAAGCAACGAGCCTACCGGGCGTGTATTCTGTTTCCTTACATAACATAAGTAATAATAACCCATACATTGCAATATCATAAGGAAGCCCAAGAAAAATATCAACTGATCGCTGTTGCCAGCATAAATCCATTTTTCCATCATTTATATATATTTGAAAGCCGTAATGGCAAGGAGGTAACACCATATCACCCATATCATTGGGATTCCATAAGCTTGCCATAATGCGCCGCGAGCTCGGTTCGCGTTTAATTTTGATGAGTATATTTTTAAGTTGATCAACACCATTAAAGTTCCGAAGCTGGTGCCCATAAACAGGGCCAAGCGTACCATCAGTCCTGCCTGATCTATTATAATCAGCATCCCAATAAGTAACACCATTATCACGTAGGTACTTAAGATCAGTACGCCCTTGTAATATCCATAATAATTCCGTAATTGCATGATCAAAATATATTTTTTTAGTTGTTAATAATGGAAAACCAAGTGCCATATCGTGAGATAACATTCTTCCAAATACAGCTTTAGTTCCTGTGCCTGTCCTATCTGGCTTAGATAATCCTCCGTAGAATACGCCTGATAATAATCCTCTATATTCATCTTGTATGCTTATCATAGTAATATTTACACATTAAATAATATTCTTTCCATATACTTTTTCTATCATATACATTTGGTGAAACATAACCTTTTTCACCTTTTTTATATGGCCCTAATCTTACTTCTATATGCCAGTTATTAGGGTCTTTATGAATTCCTATTGGTGATATTCTTATTTCATTTTTTACACAATAATCATACCACTTTAATTCATTTTCATTTGCAAGATACTGCGGTAATGAATAATTATCTCTTTTTTTTCTACTTTTTAATCCGCTTCCCATGGCATAATTTCATTTGAAGGGTCAAATACTGGTAAATAGTTACCACTAATATGATCCCATTTAAAATGTGCTTCAGCTTGGTTTTCACCTAAATTTTGAAATTTAACTTTTAAAACTTTTACTTTAACAGTTTTCTTTTCATAATTACGGTGTACCAATAATCCATGATAACTTGCATCATACCATTCACCTCCACCTTTAATGTTATACATGTTAGGCTCATCTAAAGTGCCATCATCTTTTTTATACATCTTAGTAGGGTGTGCAACTACTATAACAAGCACATCATATTTTTTAGCAAAAGCTTCTATACGTGTTAAATATTCCATTGTAGCATCTGGTATACTCATAGCAGCAGCCCCATTCATTTTTACCTTATTATAAGGGTCTATAACTAAACACTTTATGCCTTTTCTTTTAACAAGTTGTGCACCTTTACTTAATACAGAATCTAAATCATATCTTTCATTTTCAATAAAAAAGAAATTATCATTTATAACATTAGATACCTCTTCCCATTTATTTGTATTAATATCTTCTTTAGTTGGCATCCAATCACCAATCTTACGCATTAATTTATGTGCGTGTAAAAATGTTGGTTTGTTTTCAGGTGAGGCAAAAGCTGTTTTCCAACCATATTTTAATTGGTA